GATGAGCCGTAAAGTTCCCGTCTGTTTTAGCACTGACAATATACTCTTGTCCTTGCTCCATATAAATGGACGTGCTGTCCTTATACAAGATGTTATTATCAAAGTTAGCTGGCTTCTTGTCTGGTTTAAATGGACCTTTCGAGCCGTTTAGCAGGTTAGCACCATCGGTGTTAACGTACTTCCCGACCTCTGTTTGAAAAATCTCGCTACTCATAACAAGCCGTGATAGTTTGTCTGGTGCGTCAGTTTCAGATTTACCAATAATTCGCTCGTAAATCTTGTTAGATTCAGTGAGCTTGTTAAATTCGACTGTTTGTTTTGTAAATTCGTCAGATAATTGAGTGATGCTCTGGCTTAACAGTCCCGCTGTTTCTGCGAAACTATCACCATCTGATTTCGTTGTAAATTCACGACTGATATTTTGGTAAATTTTGTTATAGATTGTTTCACTATCTGTCTGGTTAAATGTTTCTATAACCTTGTGTGATAGATCTGGACTGTTCAAGATCTGTTGCTTGATCTGGTCCGATAACTTGCCGGTGTCGGAAATTGTTCCGGCTTTTTTTAGGGCTTCTTGGGCTGTTGCGTTGGCCTGTTCGATAGCCTTATTTGTATTCTTCTGAGCTTCCGAAAACAACGTTTCGATCTTTCTTGTATCGACTTTGAGGATTTTCGGGAGCCATTCTGTCCCGCTCCAATAATAGAGCTCTGTTTCTTCGCCCACGGTCAAGTACAAGAGATCGCCTTCATGAAGCGTCCCTCTCGGCTCGTCTTTTGGCTTCGTGGCCCCGTAATAATTGGTATTCTTACCATTCGCGGACACAAGCGCCCGAGTGGCCACCTCAAGGGCCCCTTCAGCGTATTCTTTCGACTCGGAAACGCTTCGCATGATCGAGCCTTCCGACGTGATCGCTTTCTGGACGGTTCCGATATCGTTACACGTCACCTTGTGAGATAATAGCCGGCCTGTCACGTCGTAAGAGCTCTCGTAAGACACAATACGGATCTTTTCGCGGAACCCGATCGTCTCGTTAATAGCCATGATATAGTCACCAGCTCTGGGCCGTGTGTACTTATATCCGGCTTGCGTGAGATCTTCCATGTCAAGCTGAACCGAAATCGAATAGGATTCGTCGACTTCTTTTTTTAGCCGTTCTAAGAGCTTACCAGTCTCTTTATACCGTTCGTCGGTTACTGGTTCGCCCTCAATTCGGCCATAGATCCGAGCGAGTGGGCTTTCATATTCTGACGTATAACGACCCGCGTCGTGGTTTTCTTCGTTCTTCCAAGCTCCCAGACCTTTTTTATAGGTGATGAAATTCCCGATATTCTTCTCGATCGTGAGCTCGTTCATGTTGAAATTTTTCCGGACGACTGTCGAAAGATCAGTCCCGACTTTTTTCAAAATACGAACAACCTTACCAGTAACCGAAAATTCAAGGCCTGCTGCTTTGATGATGTCTTTAAACATTTTGAGCCGGCTCGCGTTCCCGAAATTCTCTTTCCGAATCGATCCCGCTTGTGCCTCGATGACGTACCGATACCCGCTATCTTTAAAAATTGCCTCGATATAGACTTCAAAGCGATTTGAACCGTTAAACTCTTTATAACAATTCGAGTGCTCGAAATCGTAAAAGAATTGGTGAACCGCGTCAAACGATAGCGAAATATTTTTGCCTTCGTCTTTCGGTTTGGCATAAATGATCTTATAGAGCTCGCCGTCGAAGGTAAAGCTCCACCCACGATCTAATTTTGAAAGGACTTGATCGTTTGAAACAATCGTTCCCGAGATCGATCGCTCACCATTGACAGCGTTTTTAGTTTTCAATTCGACTTGGGCTCCGTATCCGTTGCCCTTTTCGTCGTAAAAAGTAATCAATGATCCACCTCCCCTCTAGCGATACAGCTCTTTAAATCCGAGGATCTTGACAGTCCCCTTGAAATTAGTAAACCAATTGACTGACCGATTAGGCTTTGGCCTAATAACAAAATATTCGTAATTCGTCCGGTTGTTGACGTTTAGATCCTGTGTCGTTGGCCCTTGATAGATCGCCGTCTCGACTCCTTTCAAAAGGAGCTTTTGTCCAGACCTTAAAGGCGTTTCTGTGTGCTGGTAAGTAAACCGACGGCCGTCGATCTCAACGAAAAAGCTAGTATTATCAGCGTTTGCGGTCAATTCTACGATAAACGGAACCTCTAATTGACTGAGTGGAGCCGTTCCGTTGTATGGAAAGCTGTTCGCCGTGAGAACGAGATCCCTCGGAATCGTCTCTCCATAAGGAAGTGTAGCTGTGACAAACGAAAACGAAACATTGTATTTGATTCCAGCTTCCGAATTGCCGATGAAGTCAAACTCGATTTGACCATCGCCCACAACGTTATAACGATACTTCCAGTTAGCGTGAGGCAACTTGGCGATATTGAGATCGCCCGTCGTTTGCCCCGGAGTCTGGAAATCGTAAATATTATTTACGTTTTGGTATAACTTCGTAATATAGAAGCTATCGTCACCCAAGACCCAGCGAGACAATTCATCTTTCAAATTTAAAAAATGCTCCATTGAACCCGCTGAAATCCTTGCTGTGACTGAGATTTTTTTCTCGGTATAAGTCAAGCCGTCGAAAATATAACCATTGCGCCCCTTAACGGTTCGCCTTGACAATTCCACGGCCGGGGACGAATCATCGACCGCGATATTGTAAAGACCAAGGCCAGATAATTTCTGACTTTGGCCGTCTTTCTCAATTAATAAGTCCATCGTTCCCCCTTACGCGAAATAAGCGTCTAGCGCCTTTTCTCTCGCGTCTTTTTCTTTGATTGTGGTATAGATCTTGTCTCCCACGATCTCGTTATGTACTTCAAAATTTTGGTTCGAAAGTTGCGAATTTTTGACTTCATCGCTCAAGTCCTCAAGAGATGAGCGGACGCCCGAGCTTGTCACGTTCGCGCTTGTGGTCAATACGCTATTAGTCTGATAATCTTGATCCGTGATCGCTTGGGCGTACTGACGAGCCACGCTGTTGATATCTGATACCCAGTCAGCCATACCAAGGTACATACCTTCACCCGTGAAGCCCCCGATTTTTTTCATAACCCGGGAAGGCGAATGAATATCAAGCGCCGAACGCATGATCGCTGCAATATTTGAAGCAATACTAGAAGCGAGAGCATAGAGCGAACCAGCCATCGAAGCAAGACCATTGTATAGGCCTATACCAGCGTTAAAACCGACCATTTGAAGCAATGCCGGAAGATAACCAAATGAAGCAGAAATCTGAGCACAAGCCGAACTAGCAAGAGATACCGCTTGAGTCATGCTTGATTGCATGGTACTAGTAAATGCTTGCATACCGTTTTTAGCGCTGTTTGTCACGTTTTGGAACGTTGACTTAAACGCGCTTTCCAACTGCTTACCAGCCGAAGAGCTCACTTGGGAGATCTTATTGAGGCCAGATTGTACTGCTTGGGCTGTCGCGTTCATCGCGCTTGTGACAGTCTTTTGCATATTTTGATAATTTGTCGTGATAGATTGCGACATTTTAGAGCTTGATTGCTCGGCCTGTTGGGCCATCTTATCAAAATCTGTCTGAGCACTAATAGCCATCGCATTTGTAGCGCTCGTTGCTCCCGTTTGCATTTGTTGGAAGTTGCTCACAACGTTCGCGCTCGCTTGTTGCGCGTTCGTGGTTGCAGCCGTATTGACTCCTGTCGTGCTCGCGTTCGCATTGTTCATCAACTGATTCAACTCGTTACTTGCGTTCGCGTTTAATTGGCCGATGTTGCTCGTTACGCCTGTATTCATCTGTCCAGTTTGAGCAAGTGCGTTTGCGTTCATCTGGTTAAATGACGCGTCCGCATTTGCAGCAAGCTGTTGCATATTCATAGTTCCGTCAGTGTTTAACTGGCCGAAATTCGTCGAGGCGGTTTGTTGCAACTGAGTGGTGCTGTCCATCGCGTTTGTGGCCATTTGGGACATGTTAGCCGTGACGCCAAGACTCATATTCGACGTTGACGCGATCGTGTTTGTGCTCATTTGACTATAAGAAGTCGAAACGTTAGTACTAGCCGTTGAAGCGTCGGTACTCAACTGTGTTGTCGTTTCCGAGCTCTTCGTTTTAATATGCTCCGCTGTGTTATTGATCGATTCTTCGGTTTTCTTCCCGCCTTCGTCTGACTTTCCAGTGATCCAGTCCCAGATCCCACCGAAGAAATTTCCGATAGCGTCCGCGACGGCTTTCAAGGCCTCTGGTACGAAATTAAGTAAGGCTTCGCCGAACCCTTTAATAATCTCCCAAGCGGCTGTAACGATGTTAGGCAAGCCCTTAATGATCGCCATTGCAAGCTGTACGACTAACTGAATACCAGCCATAAGAAGCTGTGGCAAGGCTTGAGCGAATCCACGGATCATCTGACCGATAATCTGGACAGCACTTTGCGCGATCTGTGGTAAAGAGCTGATAATCCCTTGTACAAGAGTCACGATCAACTGGATCCCACCTTGTAAGATCGTTGGTAAGTTAGACAAGAACGTTTGCATAAATCCGAGAATGACTTGCGTCCCCATCTGAATAATCGCTGGTAAGGCTTGAACGATACCATTTACGACATTCATCAAGATTTGAATACCTTGTTCGAGGATCTGTGGGAATTGCGATTGTAAATTCGTTACAAAATTCGTCACAATCTGTTGCGCGGTCGTAAGGATCTGTGGTAAGTTTTGCAAAATCCCTTGCGTAATGCTAAGAAGTAACTGCATACCGATTGATAGTAGCTGTGGCAATGCTGACAGCAAGCTGTCGACAAAAGTCCCGATAACAGTTACCGCGGACGAGATCAAAGAGCTTGCATTTTGGCCCACACCTTGAACGAGGCTTGCGATCAACTGGATACCAGCGTCAACGATCACTGGGAACATTGTCGCGAATCCTTGTGCGAGTTTGGCCACTAGATCAGCACCCGAAGCGATCAAGCTCGGTAATTGACTAGTGATCCCGTTTACAAGGTTTTGGATAATCAGTGGCCCTTTAGTCGTTACTGTGGTAATTAACTGATCGATCTGTTGCCCGAATTGTTGGTTGATTAGGCCAAGACCAGCGAGGACCAGACCAAGGATAGCGGCCGGACCGATTGACGCGAGGGCGATTCCCATAACGGAAGCGATCCCGCTTGTCATCATTCCAAGGACCGATAACCCTTGCGAAGCCGCTCCGCCGAGTGCGCCCGGAATACCACCGATTTTTCCAACGAAGCTCGAAATAAATCCGCCAGCTGTGCTAAATGCACTTGACGCGATCGATCCGAGGCCCATTGTCTTACTTGCGACTATTCCCATAACACCCGTAAGAGAAGTTAAACCATGGACAGCCGGACCGAAGGCAAACGCCCCCACAAGACCCGTAACGGCCGGTTTTAGGGCTTCCATGGTCCCCTTAAACTTATTAGATTGCTCGTCGGTCATCTTTGTTCCATTAAGAAACTGATTTAAGGCTGGATTTAATGAATTCAAACCGTCCAAGAACTTTTGTAGCCCTTGTGAGTTGGACAACTTATCGACTAACTTATCGATCCATTGGACGAGTGTCGTTAGAACTGGCAAAACTGCCGTCCCGATTTTAATTTGAAGCGTCTCCCATGAACCACTCAAGGCCTCGACGGCCCCTTTTAAGTTGTTCAGTTTTTCAGCCGCTACTTGAGCCGCGCTTACTTTGTCGATCGCTTCTTGCATTTTATTAGCGCCGTCTGCTCCCTCGTTCATCGCGATGGTAGCGGCCCGCACTGCGTCGGTACCGAACATGGTTTTCAAGGCCATTTGCTTTTCAGCGTCCGTCAATCCGCCTAAATGATCTTTCAATACTTGAGAAATTTCAGCGAATGACTTGATCTTACCTTCAGCCGTGAAGAATTTGTTCGCGCCGTCCTCGGTCACAATTCCGAGGTCCATCATCATATTTCTTTGTGCCTTGGTTTGCGGTTGCAAGTTCATGAGCATTGTTTTTAATGATGTTCCGGCGTCTGATCCCTTGAGCCCGTTTTGAGCGAAGACTGCGAGGGCGTTTGTGGTATCACGGAATGACAAACCAAGCCCAGAAGCTACCGGAGCGACCATGGAAAGACCATATTTCAGCTCGTGGACGTCTGTCGCTGAAGCGTTAGCAGCTCCCGCGAGTTGGTTTGCTGCCTGTGTGGCCGTCATGCCGTCACGTTTAAACGCGTTTAAAGCTGTCGATGTAATTTCAGCGGCTTCTTTCAGATCGAGCTCGCCCGCTGTTGCCAAGTTAAGGGACGCGGTAAGTCCACCGTTTAAGATATCCTTCGTTGAAACCCCGGCTTTTGCGAGTTCTCCGATTGCGTCAGCGGCGTCCGCTGCGCTAAAGGCTGTATCTGCTCCGGCTTTGATAGCGGCGTCGTTGAATTTCTTCATCGTTTCCGCACTTTCACCAGTAACGGCCTTGATGTTACTCATTTTGGCTTCAAATTCAGCAGCCTTTGAAACAGTGCTCTTGATTGCTTGTTTACCAAGATCAAAGAGTTTATAAGCAGCAGCCACACCTAAAACCTGCTTGAGCAAGTTTGTTGACGCGCTGGCCGCTCTGTCCGTATGACTCACGATCCCAGTTAATGCACTAACGGCTTTCTGTCCCGTCGTGTGGAACGCGTTTCCGAGCTTCCCGCTTACGTTGCTCGCGAGGTTGTTAACCGATGACAAGATTCGACCACCGAACGAGTTTTGAACCCGTTCCGCGAAGCTGTTCGCCTTGCTGGTCAAGTTAGAAAACATACTAGACCACGAAGAATTGATCGGATTCAAGACCTTTTGACCAAGCGCGCTCGTAATATTCCCAGCTGTTGACTGGATCCGAGCTTCTAGCCGGGCCATAGAGTCCCCAATCGATCCGAAAGCCGTCTTATACGACCCTGACATATTGTTAGCCGAATTAGTGAATACCGAGCCTATACTATGGACTTTAGAGCTGATTCGGCTGGCCATAGAGTCGACGCTGTTCGCCATTTCAGCAAAAGCGCTTTTTGGCGATTTGATCGATTTTGAAATATCAAAATCAAAAGCCTTTTTAATTTTTGAGTTTATGCCGGCCCCAAGGGTGGCAACGTCATTTTTCATTGCGCCTAAGACTGACTTAATATCAGCCGAAACGCGAGTAAATGCCTTCCTTATGGGGTCGGGTAATTTTGCGCCGATGTTAGAAGAGATACGCTGTAGCTCTCCGAGGGCGATTTTGAATCCGCCGGTCAACCCTTGGCCGATCTTGGATCCGATATTTTGGTTACTGTTTGCGAGTCGGTTCATAAGCTGACCGACTTCACGAATCATCTGATTTGCGCTCTTTGACGCTTCCTGTGCCGCGTTTTGAAATGCTTTACGCGTTGAGCTTACAACGTCGCTCATAGCCTTTTCATACCCGGTTAAGTCCGCGCCGATAATCGCTTCAATCGATCCATCAAAAGCCATCGCCCCACCTCCTATCTATCTATTTCTGAAATGTTCATTAAGACGCTCGATCTTCTCGAGCATACCTTGAGAGCTTCCGCGCTCTTCGCGTTGTCTGAATAATCGACGGACCTTCTCACGATCCTTTTTCTTGCTCAACTTGCCGAAGTCCGCTTTTTTAGCGTTCAACGTATAGCGTAAGTTAAAAGCAAGCTCGACGAGGTTTTCCCTCTCTTCGATCGCTCGATAATAAAGGCCCTCGCGAATCGCGTCGAGCTCGTTCTTTGTACATGAAAAAATAATGTTTGGATCAGTCAGACCCAAACGCGCACACTCTATTAAGAGATTGCGTTTCTCAAGCGCCCAATTTGCGCCTCTGTCTGCTCGATCTGAAGTTCCGCTTGTGCTTTGTCTTCCGCTGTTTCTGCTTTGGCTTTGAGATACTTCAATCCCAGCTCGAGATTTTCTAAGTATTTCGAAACTTTCTCTTTGAAAAAACCAGAATCAACCATCTCTTCTTCCAATGCTTCAAAAAGTGGCTCTGTGCTTTCTGCTCCGAGATCTTCCATTTTGTCCGCGATCGCCTTGATCGCTTCTTCATCGCTTACGGCTTTCGCTTTTTTGCTCGCGCATAGCTTGATAAGGTCCACTAGAGCTGAATCGTTACGATCAACCACACGAAGGAATAGAGCTCCGACTCCGTCTTCATTGCGTGTGCCGTCTGGTCCTTGAGATCCCAAGTCACGATTGACCTTGTACATGGTCATATAGTCAAATTTGATCTCGATTGCGCGACTTCCGACTGAAAATTCCATTGAATAACTCCTTTTTTGTCAAAAAAATAAAAGCAAAAGGGCGATCGAAGCCCCTTTGCTTGAAAAATTAGCGTGTGATATTGTTGTAATCGCCTGTTGTTTCGCCCGGGTTTTGGTACTCGTAAACGTCGTTCAACATTGCGATTTCGTCTGCTGAAAGTGGGAACTTACCATCACGTAAGCGTCCAACGATACCTACTGTATAGTTAAGTTCAACGAATCCATCAACCGCGTCAGTAAATTCGATATCGTCCGTGATTTTACCATATCCAAATTGTGCTGGATATGTATCTTTTCCAGTTGAAGCATCTTTGACTGACTCATCAACGATAACGCGCCAAATTTTTACAGATTCCCCTGTCTTTTGTGCGTTAAGAATAACTTCTACTGACGGATCTTTAGGCGCGAAGTATTGAGTCAACTCGATTGAGTGCTCATCTGTTGCTTTTTCAAGCAAGCGCCCTTGTTGTGTTTGTTCGTCGATGTACTCGCCACCCATTGTGGTTGTACCTTCTGTACGGTACGCTGGAAGCATTGCTCCGTTACCTTTTTCAGCGTGGATAGACTGAACGAAATAGAATACTTTTTTACCTACGACCGGCTTTGCGATCGTAATTTTGATTTTTGCTTTATCTTCAGCTTCACTCATTTATTAATTTCTCCTTTTAAAAGATTGTGTCTGTTAATGCAATGACAATATGATAGACTTCACGGCCGATCGTATCGTCTAAGAGTACGCTCGCGCTTACATTTCGATTGTGGCCGATTCTTCGAAGGGCCTCCGATTTGACCTTCTCGACCCCGGCCCGGCTTTCCGTGCCCGGTAAGAAAATATCAATTTGAACGCTCATATCCTCGATTATAAGCCCCGTTTGAGCTGTTTTAGACGTGTCCGAGCTAGATTGCCCGATCACAAGAAATGGCTCGAGTGTGTCTTGTTTTGGTAGCTTAAATTTGATCGGAATATTGAGCGGTTTTAATTTTTCGCGTAAATCTGCGAGCATTTTAACTGAAGGCGTTTCGTTTGCCATGAATCACCTCCTAAACATTTTACGAAGGTTCTTGAATAACACTTCGCTTTCTTCCTTAACGGCTGGACCAAGGAACGGCTGGGCCTTCATCTTCCGAGTTCCAAGCTCCACATAGACCGAATAGCCCGCGGGCGACGTTACCTTATAACGTAACATACCCACCCGAGCAACAAAGATCCCGTTTCGCATAAATCCGGTATCGACTGCTGCTTTCATCTTGGCTTTCCGTTCCACACGCAAGGCCGATCGTTGCAATTCTGCCGATACAGCCCGACGCGCTTCCCGTGGCTTGTTTTGGACCTTTCGAATGAACTTGTCCAAGCCTTTGACAGTATATGAAAAACTCATAGATATATAACCGTGCTATTATGATGATATCGTTTGCCCTTGATCTTGAGCCTATGGCCGTTGTAAATCACTTCCGAGAAGCCCTTATATGTACCTTGTAAGTGCAATTTGAACGAATCAAAGTCATACTTACCAAAGAGTCCCATCATCTCATAACTAGATAATGAATTTCGCATACAAGGGACCGGAAAGCTCTTTTTTGTTTCCGTGCTCTCAAGTAATTCATCTTCCGGCTCTTCCTCAAAGATCAAAGTTACGCGTTCGTTATAGATCATATACGCGCCCCCTTTAAATGAATCGAGCGATTCCGCGGGCCCGATGTTTGATCGCAAGGCCTTGTAATACTGCCTTGTGTTCATCTGTTAGATAGCTAGACTCCCAAGTGAAGCTCCGGCCTTCTTCGCTGTCCGCTGTCGCGCCTTCTGAGTTTAGTCGATTAAAGCGACTGACGGCAACGTCTCGAAGGATATAAGCCACGCTCTCGGGCAATTCCTCAAGTGCTGTCTCTGAGAACTGATTGACATAAGCGATCATACGCTCGAAGCTATCCCGTACAATAAGGGCCAAAAGGTCGTCTTGTTCTTGGTCAGCTTTGGGAATACCCTTTAGAAGTCGAAGCTCTTCCGTTACTTGATCGATATTGATTGCTGTCATCGCTAAAACCTCCTAAAACTAGGCTGCCACCGCTGACGTTGGAGCTTGGATTGTAGCCTCTACCACACCGTCCGGAATTTCAGCAAAGAGAACGTTAGCGCCAAAGAATACTGACTCGAATGTCAAGTTATTCAAGTGACGGTCACGCGCCACACCAATTAGGCCTGTTTCGTCGGTAAAGTCCGCAAACAATCCGCCAAGATCTCCACCGGATACATTCAAGTAAGCGAAAACAAGGTTTTCAACGGCTGTTGTATAGATCTTTCCTTGTGGGCAAGAAGGCATAACGATGACGTTTTGCATACCGAGGAAGTTTTGAAGAAGCGTAAATCCAAACACGTTAGACGCATCAGACGCAACGGCTGTTGTTCCAAGGTATTCAGCCACATCAAGCGGATTTACGAAAGAAACAAGTGGAGATCCTTCGAATTCGTTGAAAGTGGTCAATTTGCCCCAGCTATTCGCAAGCGCTTGTTGAAGTCCTTTCCCTGTTACTTTTGTTTTTGTCTTTTTGAGGTAAGCTAGGAAGTCGTCCTTGATTCCGTTTTGAATTTCGCGGAGTAAGCGAGTGTCTGCTTCTGTGATAGCGCGTGACGCACCATGGCGTGCGATTGCTTCCGCTGATACTGCACGGCGTTTCTTGAACCATTCTACTGTGTATTCTTGGTCCTTCGCGCGTGTCATTTTAGAAAGCGGAATTGTTTCACCTTCGGCCGTTTTAGTTGTGTCAACGTCTGCGGTCCATTTGTAAGTTTGGATCTTTAAGTCGTTAGTCAACTCTTGACGGCGTGTTACTCCCAAAAGACGGAGTAAATCGTTGATGTTTTTAGAAAATTTGTTGACAAAATCAATGGATTTAATTTCTCCAAGATCTGTCATGGTTGTTAGTTTTGTTTCAGCCATGTTTTAATAGCCCTTTCTAATTTTTAAATAGTCCGATGTTCGCGGCGATCATCGCTTGACGTTCTTCGTCGTTTTCAATAGCCATGATCTCCGCTTTTGTCATTGATACTGGGCCTGTACCCTTGCGAGGCGCTTTTTGGGTCAAACGTTCATCGACGCGGGCTTCTACTGCCTTATCAAAGATTTGTCGCAAAGTGCCGATCTTCTCCTTCGTGGCTTCGGCTGTTTCATCGATCACAAAATCAATGAACTCGCCCGGAAGGCCTTCTTCGCTCAATAGCGTTTGAGTGGCCACGCGCATTTCTTTAATCGCAAGTGCTCGCTCGCGTTCTTCGATCGCTTGGATCCGTTTTGCTTCCTCTTCTTTAGCGCGTTCGTCTTTGGTCAGCTTCGCGAGACGTTCGCCTTCGCTTTTGGCTTTCTCAATTGCTTCGGCTTGTTCGGCTTCCCAGCTTGCGCGAGCTTTTGCGATCTCCGCCGCGATTGCTTTACCAAATTCGGCGCGTGTAAAAGTACGTTCTGCCTTTTCCTGCTTGGTTTCGACCTGTTCTTCTTGAGTGACGTCTTGCTCAAGAGCTTCGGTTTCGACTGTTGCTTGTGTATTTTCTGACATTATTTTCCTCCGATGGTTACGCCATCAATCGATTTTCTCGTTTTACGTCCGGCGACGAAACAATGCAGCTTTTAACGTCTTCCGCAAAGTCTGGACAATAAAAAAAGCGGTCTATTCCCGCTTGTCAAGATACCGGATCACCTCCGATCAATCCTTGTCACCTCGTGACTGTTTAATGCTATTTATGATACCTTCGATCATTCCAGCGATCACGGCCCAACCTGCCACCACCAAGAAGGCAAAACAGAAAAGGCCCGCTGTGTAAGATACCATATCCCAGATATTAATCACTTGTGCCCTCCTCTTCTATTTCTCCCGCGTCCGGCATGATCGTAGACCGGCAATTATAATGAAACGGGGGCATATTCACCCCGACTTGCGCGTCCTCGAGCTTGTACAGCTTGTCCTCTTGCGCGATTCTTCGGCATATTTGAGTGGTCCGATCGTCCAGCACGACCAAGATTCTATAATACTCAAGTCCCGCTTTCTGATAACGCTTGATAGTGGCCCGATTTATGACAGCCGTCGCGTCGGTCCTTACCAACGTTTCAGCTCGCGACCGTGCGACATTAAACTCTTTTCGTATCTCGCGGGCCATTTCTTGCGGACTGTCCCCACGTATAAAGCCTTGCTTGAATACCTCTTTCAGCTTTTGCGCGAGGCTGTCCGTGTTGCCCCAAAGTTGCTCAGAATAGTTCCGACCGTTGAAAGGCGTCTTGATAATCTCTTCAAACGCTGGACGGTTAACCGCGCCTGTACGGCCTCCCATAGCCTTTCTGTACGCGTATTCCGCGACGTTGAATAAATACCTCTCGAAGCTCTTATGAAGCGCTCCTGTGAGCACTCCGAGCCTGTGGATAGCTTCCAGCTGCAAAGCCTCAATTCTGATCGCTCGAGCTGACGCGTACTGTTGGTTCAATCGCTTCAATAGCTCCGGATCCTTTTCGGCCTGCTCGCGGTATAACGTCGCATTATCCACATAGTCGCTCAGATCCTCACCTCTAAGGCGCTTCGTTGCGTCTTGGTAAGTGAGCTCATGATCTTCAGCGTACTTTGTGTAAAAGTCAAACAACGACTTTTGAAGCCTTACCGCCTCATTGCGATAAGTTTTTTCTAATTCTGCGAAAAAGTCTATATCTTTCCGGTCAACGTATTCGAATATCTCACGGGCGCGTGCTTCCCAGTATTCCTCATGGTTGTTTAGCTTCAGTTTCTTCATCTGTCGCTACCTCGCCGGCTTGTGGCTCGTTTCGTGGGGGCATTTTCAACGCTTTTTCCGTCTCTTCTTTCATACGCTTCAGCTCTGCCTCGGCATTGACCCCGGTCACTTGCTCAAGGATCTCGACGATCGTTTGTTCACTTACCACGCCATAGAGATTTTTGGCAATAGCTACCATTTCAGCGTCGTTTTGTGGTAAGTTTGGCGTAAATACGACGTCCGTCTCATTGATAAGATTGTAATTGTCGGAATCGTTCCCCTTGATCTTCCAGATATTGACTGCGAGACGCAAACGACGCATAAGGCCTTTTTCAAACAAAAGCTCTTGTTTACCGCGATAGTTGTCAGCAGCCATCATCTTATATTTCATCGCTTCGCCTGACTGTGTGCCAGCGAAGTTGTTATCCGTTGTATCTGGCGTGAAAGTGAATCGCAAGATATCATTTACTAGCCGTTCCTTGTACGCCTCCGCTCCGGCTGTATCGTATGACTTAACGAGATAATTCGCGCTCGGGCTTGATCCTCCCGGAATCGGGTTATCGTCAAGGATCAAGATTTTTGCTTTTTTAAATGCTTGAGATACCGCAAGGCGTCCGTTTGGATTGACGCTACCGTCTTCCATGAAGTCTTTATCTTCTACGCCTGTGAACGGGTTCCCAGAAATAACCAAAAGAGCCTCGTTGCTGTCTTGCTGGAAGTTCGCAAGCTCTGACTGTGACAAGTCGTAAGCGTCGATAGAGTCGAGCACGGCTTCGAACGCCCCTGTCCGATCCGTGTTGTTGCTAAACTCATTTACTGGTACGCCATTAAAGAAATGCTCGCTTGTATCTTTGAGATGAAGCGTGTCCGTGTCTTGGTTATCGTCCACATACTCATAAATAGCGTTACTGGTATAGACTTTTACAAAATCGCGTTTATGTCCGTTGCCATAACTGATAGAGTAGTAGTTGACAGCCATCAAAGAACGCTGCTCATAGCTGTCGTCATAAATGACAAAAGTTTGCTCTGGGTCCATACGATAGAGCTTGACCCAGACCGAGCCGTCCTCGTCTTGAAACGTGTTCAAAAGTTCGTAAGCACGTCCATAGATCGCGAGATCTGTCTTAATCGCGACGTTGTGGTCCTTTTCGTTGTTTTGTTTTGAAAACTGGTCAATCTGTTTTTGGACCTCCGCGTTCTCATTCTTATACTCGACCGGGTTCCCTAACATATAGCCTTGCTCAAAAATAGCAATGTATTTTGCCCAGTCGCTCGCGATTCGGTTGTCCGCGCTGTATGGATCGCTTTTCGCCTCGCGATACTTGATATTATTATCAGCAAGATAATAGCGTTTCAGCTCTTTCAACCGGTCTAGTTGCTCGGACCTGTGCGTCCCGATATAGTTTTTTAGGCGTTCGATCCATTTCTGGCCCTCGTATTCGATCATCTCGAAATCTTCGGCCGTCATGATAAACTGACGATTCGCGTTCTCGTCGAAGCGTCTCCCTTTAAGGAATTTCACTTTTTCTTATTCCTCCTTTTAGAAATAGTATTGTGCGCTTTGCATACGCTCTTTAACTGTGCTGCTTGTGTCGTAAACGTGCTGTGAATAAATCGCGTATCTTACCGCGTCTAGTACATCGTCGTGTTCTTTCAACGGTTCGCCTGTGCGCTCGTTCCAGACGTATTGATAGATCTCATCTTTAAACTTGCGAACCTTATTTGAAACGACAAAAAAACGGCCACCCTTCATCAGCTTGGCCACCTCTTCGATCCCAGACAATACCGACTTATAAGCATTGAAACACTTAAGACGCTCGCGGTTAAACCGTCCGACGTGCTCGGGCCGTGCGCTATCAGCCCAGAAAAATATATCGCCATATCTGGCCTTGATATCTTTTGCAACGTCCACCCAGAAATCAATTTCTTTGTACTGGTGCGCGTGTTCTTCCAGTATGTACACGTCTCCGGCTTCCGTTTGTCCAATAACAACGATCGATCCCCAGTGTTCATACCCCCAGTCAACGCCTGCATAGATCTTGGCGAAATGCTCGGGCGCTTTCTTGACGTACATTTCCTCTTTAAAGTCACGATAGACCGCACCTTCACCGATAACCCACTTACCATATATCCCGCGCTCGGTAAACATACCGGAAGGCGTTGTCGCGATCAAGTTATCCACGTACCTCTGATTTAAGAACGTGTTATCAAAGATTGTAAAATGATTCGCGATGATCTTTTCATCATCTGCCTTGTCGATGTAATCGATCTTGAGCCAGTGCTTCGGGTGGTCCGGGTTGGTATCGCATATAATACGCGCGCCGTATCCGGAGCAACGTTTCAAGATCTCGTCAAAAACCTCTTTATTCGCGAGCGTGGCCTCGTTTACATAAGCCCCGAAGGCTGTCATACCCCGGATAGCTTTAAGGCCCGCTATGGACCCCGTAAAGGTCGTTACAACGTATACGCCGAAAAGAGTAAAATTCCCGTGCCGGTCAAACTGAAATTCGTGGCCGTAAGCGTCAGTTATCTCGCGTAAGATGTTTGTTTGAAGTGTCCCGGACGATACAGCGCCTAAAATGTACATCGGCGTTTGAACTCCGACTTTTTCAGCGTTTTTCTTGACGCGTTTTAATTCCATCAGAAAAAGATCATTGTCGAGCTTGGTTTTCCCGGCCCGTACTGCTCCGTGGTTTATCATCATGTACCAATCGCGGGAGAGAGAACGACGCAAGATCCCGATCTGTTTATCTGTATATAACCGATCAAGTGCCATCTTGAATCACTCCTTCTAATTTCTCAAAATAATCGGCCATGATATCCTCGGACGCCATACCGCCCTCAAGAGCTTGTTCGCGTTTCTTGTTCTCGAGTTGCATTGCCTTGACGCGCTCTTTTTGCTCTTTCTGGTCGAGCTTGTCTTTCGTTCCTTCGTTGCCATTCATCTTTGCTAGTAGCTCGATCGCTCGCATATCACCTTTTAGGGCCTTTTGCAAAAGAACCGTCGCGACTGCCGTTTGATTCGTCGCGCTCAAGCCTTTCTCTTCGAGCATTTCTTTCAATTGCGGACTGAAGACGTCCATCTCCAAAATCTGATTGACTTTCTTTTTTAGGTCCGCTTTCTCCCTTCGAGCTCTTCCGGAGGCGATACCGCCTTTTCGGCCATATTTTCGAGCTTCTTCCGAGGTTGGGACTTTTAAATTGTCTGCACCGGCCATCGCCTCCCCTCCTTGCTGTTAAATTTCGATTTTATCTAAGTCTGATTCTTTGAGCTTTAGAAAAAGCGCTTTCTGATAGTGGGTTACGTTTTGCGTTGTGGTGCTCGTTGAAATGTTTCTCCCAACGTTTTTTTATTTTTCCACTTTGAATCTGTACCGCGCTTTTACCGTTTGGCTTGTATTCTTCAAAATATTTATTTTTTCTCCACTTACTAACGCGCGTATTATAGCTTTCGCCTTGCGTTCGAGTGATCCGTTTGTCTGACTTGTCATAATTGATCGTTTGCCTTGACCCTATTTGTTTCCATTGCTCTCGTCTCTCGTGATAGTTAGTAAACAATTTCTTTTTCAGTCTAATTTGGATCGGGTTCAACTTTGCCTCCGTGCTTTGTGGCAACGTTCCGGCGCTAGTTGCACCACCGCCACCACTTACTTTTGTTTTCCGGCCTTTTCCGCCGGAGCTTTTAGCTCCTCTACCGCCCATGTTTCATTCTCTCCGTTGTTTCATTTTCGAAATAGTGTACTTCGATATCTCCATAGTCATACTCAACCGCGCCACCATAGACTAACAATCTTTTTGGCTTCAATAGCTCGATCATGACGTCCATTCCATCGCGCCATATTTCAAATTGTTCCTCGTTCTGCTTGACCCCAATCGTACTGATCGCAAGTGTAGCGCCTTCCGGCAATCCGTCAAAGCAAAAAGAAAAGCTGTCCGAATACGCCCACGATACTGTGGGAATGACAGTATAGCCATATCGTTGCATGATCTGACCAATTAACCTCGAGCGATAAACGTTCCATACCTGCATAGCGACCGGCATATCGATATATAAGCTAAAGTCTGGCGTCAGTACACAATCAAACTCGCCCAACTTTTCAATATAAAATTCTGGCCGTTGCCATATCCTCTCGAATTGATAATCATCAAGAAAGAAATGGACGCCCGCTTCATGGTCGGGCTTGTTTAGAACGTAATTAAAACCCTGTAATCTTTTTGGTACGTGATCCACCGGATCGAGAACGGGCATTTCAAAACGCCCTTCCATTTTCATCGGATCGAATAAGTCAAGATTATATTGGTTTATTGTCGTTTCTCTATGAAATTCTTTCTCTTTTTCCTCTGGTCCTTCCACTTCCGAGTTGAAATTTAAAATTTCATCTTCCGGCAAGTCAAAGCCAAAATCTGCCATGTCCACACTAAAGATCTCGTCCAGCTCGTCTTTTAACATTTTGGTATCGAAGCCCGTATCCATGTTTAGCTTGTTATGTACCAAGATATAGGCTTTCTTTTGATCCTCTGACAAGTGAGACAAGCGAATGACTTCCGCTTCCGTGTACCCGAGCTGCTCAAGCGCTTGTAAGCGTCCGTGGCCCTCGATGATGATATTATTTTCGTCGATTGCGATCGGGTCATTGTTTCCGAATTCTTGGATCGATTTTTTGATTTTGTCAATCTGCTCCTGCGGGTGTAATTTCGCGTTTCCCTCGTACTCGACCAGATCTTTTATTTTGACTTCCTCAATCTGCATTAAACCACCAAAAAACAGCCTCCCCAGAAAGGAATAGGGGGAGACTGTAAAAGAAAAGTAAGTATAGAAATGACTGGCAAGGGGAAGAACTAAAGAACCTCACCAAAAGCGGACGGGCGGAATCGAACCGCCGAAACGAAGTTTTTTGAAAAAATATAAGGAGATACCCAAAAATGGGAAAAGTTTTTTTATGAAAGTAAAAACGTGCTGTACTGTTGGCTTGTCCTGTCGTCCGCAATGAAGATCGTCGTTTCCTTCAATCTTCCGATAATACAATTTTATCACCTTTTTTTGAACACTTTTCCCAAATTTAAACCCTTTTTAGAAAAATAGTTGTATATTTTGTTTCTAGCCCCTCAAAGAACGGTTTAATGATATTTCGATAGACCGAATTTTTTGACATAAAGAGCTCGAGCGCCACGCCTTCGACGTTTTTCGATCTCGTCACATAGAGCGCCTTAATCGCCTCCCAACTTGAAGGAGCGCACTCGCTTGTGTATTCTTCGATAGCTTCCGCGAGCATATAGAGTCGGATCAATTCTGGATCATTTTCTTTGAGAATAACGTTTTTGAGAGCTTCTGGCGTGTTAGTTGCTGACTTGCTCTTAATGAACCAGTTTTCATCAAAATTTTGGTACGGGAAGGTGATCTCTTCGATCCGTTCCTTGATCTCCTTATCGAATGGATAGCGTCGAAGCGCGTCTATCAGATAGCCGTATCTAGTTTCAATTCGCAAGCGTCCCTCCTTTCTAGCCACTAGCGGGCTCACATTTCTTTATCGTAAATATCGAATACGCCTCTTTTCTGACTATTCCGAAATTCGAGCGCTTCTTCTTTGGTCTGAAATTCAAACTCCTCGAATGTTGTCGAATGATTGCAATCCCAGCGCGTCAGCTTGTTATATTTTCTCACAATATAGACTTTCACATTATCCCCCTACGCCGTTTTGATCGGCAATCTCTTGTAATTCTTGTGCCATACGCGAATTATAATCGTTGTTCAATTTGTTTATTATCACGTCTTGCATTGTGTTTTTTTCTTTGATTTTTTCCAGCTCGTCCTTTTGTGTTTTGATTGTTTGCTGTAGCTCGCTGTTGCTCGTCTCAAGCGTTCGGATCCGTGCTTCAATATTTACACACGCGCCAAAATAAACTAAAAGAATAAACACGATATTTGCGAAAAACAGTTTTACATTATTCGTCATCTTCTCGTCCTTCTTTCCACATAGCGAGCCCGATCACCGCGAGGCCACCAAGCCACGCAAGCGATGAGAGTCCGAATATAACAGTTAATAGGTCCATTATTTTTCCTCGTTTTTTCTCTCAAAATACCTTAAAGCAAGCCAAACATCTGACAGGGTTGGCGTGCCTTTGAAAAAGCCATTCCATTCCATCGAATGAAATTTAAAACCACCACCAAAATATTCAACATGAAAGTATGGTTCTTTTTGATCTTCATCTCGAAAGATTGAATTTATTTGATTGGTATTTATTATGCGTTCTTCTGAATTGTTTCTAAAAATAACAAACATCACTCAGCCTCCTCGATCTCAATTCCCGGACAATCGAATACCCAACCGAAGCCGGCGCCTTCAAGTTGTTTTTTAGTGTGTTCTGAACGAAATTTTTTATCTAGTTTTATATTCGTTAACGTCCAAGCGTTAAGGTGCTTAATCAAGGTTAAGTAACTATATGAATCTTCAATGAATTTAAACCTTACATAATAACGTTTTTCTATTTCGACTGTGTAGCCGAACTGGTGCATGTTCACTAGAGTTTGGAATGGCTCGGTATGTGCTTCTATCACCCAATTTTCAAAATCGTTCAATTCTTCGTCTTCATACATGCTTGAGATCGTGTTGATGCATCTAAACAAATTCCCTTCAAAATCATCTTTGTTTTCCTCGTACCAATCCGCCACAAACTGCGGTACTACCGGCTTCTTCGGCTCGTCTAGTTGTTTTAAGTCATCTAAAAAATGACTAACTATTAGATCATGGGAAACGAGTCTGCCAAAAGGGGTACAATCTTTTAATTGTGCTTTATACTTCTCAATCAATTCCTGCTTATTCATTCCTCTACCTCCTTCACGCTCACTAGTGGGCTATCTAGTAGCCACCCGAGCCCTTTTGAATTTAACTCATTGATCGAGAACGTCTGTGTAAACGTCAGCTCGTATCTCTTATCGTCCTCGAGCTCGATCATGTATGTTTTAGTTATTTTGTTGAATCACTTCGAGTTGCATAATAAGCTTCGCAACGACTCGACCTTTCGCCCAGTCTGGTACGCGATCTCTTCCATGGTCCCGAAAGCGATAAGCGTATCATCTTTATAATAAGCAAACGTCCGGACCTTCATCGGTGAGCCCAATAGTTCCACGTCGTCGATCCCGAAATAATCGCATATAGCCTCGATTCCTGTTTTGCTGGGTACACGATCCCCACGAAGCCAGTAATCGATCGTATTATAGGACCAACCCAACTTTCTTGAAAGCTGTGTTTTCGTGACTCCTCTTTCGTCCATCAATCGCTTTAGATTTTTTCGCAATTCTTCGCGTTGTTATGGATCATATTTCACGTATTCCATGGTCAATCTTCTTTCTTTCTGACTGATATCTCGTACAATTGTTTCCCGATCGGTATCGTGTAATTGATTTCATTCAATTCTTTATCATTTTGTAATTCTTTCACGAGCCCAGCACATATAGTCCCGAGCGATAATTGCACGTCTAATTTGTTGTATTTTTCCTTCTCTATCTCTGCCAGAACTTCATAGTACGTTTTTTCTTTCATCGTTTCATTCCCTCCGCTTGGGCCTCTAGCCATTCAAATAAAAGCCCGAATTGCTTTACGACTAACTCGTCGTCATTGTACTTTTTGCAGATCTCAGCGATCGCGTTCACGGTCCAGAACCAGTAACGCTCAGAACCAAAACCGAGGCTTTGTGCCACTTGGTTATTTCGCGCCATAAAGTCTGGGAGCTCGACGCTAAAGAAATGTATATAATTCATCGTCCCACTCCTCCACTCTGACATAGATCCCCACGACCTCGGACCAAAACTTCTCAGCGATCTCGCTTGCGACCTCTGCGTCATTTATCCAAAAGCCTACCTCGGTCATGCAATCCTTGAACAATTTCTGAAGATTGTCAGTGTCTGGCGCTGTCGTCTTATACTGGCCGGACCGCACTCCCTTAATCATTGGGAAGCACCACTTGACCGTGAGCCTTATTGGTCCTTTTAATTTATCCGGGGGAACGTGACGCGATAGAAGACTTTCAAATTTTGCTCGAGCGTTTTTCAGCTCCACCGGCTCATAGAAAATCGGCTTGCCATTTCTGACGTTTACTTTTTTCTGCTGGTGAGTCGTTGTCGGAATTTTCTCCATCGGCAAAAAGAATTCAATCATTTTTCACCACCTCGTTTTTTATAATCGACCCCGGTCCATTTTCCAGTTGTCGCGTCATAGGTAATATATCCTGCTGACCTTAATTGATCTTTTACAAAATTCAACAAAGTAGGTTGGTTTGCGATCCATTTCAAAACTTCGGAATCTGAATACCAAAAATCTTGACCGGGTAACGTGTGATAAAGTGGAGGCATTTGCTTCCCAATATCCAAATTTACTGAATATGTTTTTTTCTTCCGTACCATGTTTTTATACCTTTTATTTTTTACTTTTTATTTTTAGCTTTCACGCTCACGCGCTTCGTCCATGTTAGGGGACAGGGTTACAGGGTTACAGGGGGCGGGAGCAAAGCCCCCCTGTTCCTGTTCCTGTTCCCATGGACACTCAGGGACATTTTCCTAAATCTCTCTCTTCAAAGAAGGAGAGATTCTGTCCCTCGTTTTGTCCCTGAGTTCTCGGGTTTGTCCCTGACGGCTTAAACACGCATGGTTGTGCGATTTCTCAGGGACATTCTCGGGTTTGTCCTTGTCCCTAGGGACACATCAGGGACACAGGGACATTCTCGGGTTTGTCCCTCAGGGACAGGGACATTCCCGAAGTTGTCCATCGGGTTTGTCCCTCGGGTTTGTCCTTGTCCCTAATTTTGTCCCTGACTCATTTTAGGTAAAATTTGATTATTTTTTACTTCAAAATCACCATTATTTTTCACCCATCTTCGGATAGTTTTTTCACTAACTTGCTTATCTTTGGTTAAAAAATACTCTACTACGTCGTCTAATTTAACGGGATTGATTCCGTCAAATAATACTCCCATAGCCGTTGTGAATTTTTCGTCAGTGGACTTTTTCTTCTTATCATTAGCCCTTTTACTGTCTAAATTGTTTTTCCAATTAGGAGTAGTATCCTCGAGTTGGATATCAGCAAGTACCCCCGAATCGTCCAAGAAATGTACTGGATAAGAAAACCACATATTGATCGGCTTGAATTTGGCAAACTCTCGAAGCGTTCCTTCCACACGCCACGCTGTCGAAATTTCGATCGCTCGACGGGCTTGTTCGATCTTATCCGTCCAAGGCTTCCGATCGAGCACGTTTGGAATCGCTTGTTCGAAGTGTGTCCGCATGATCGCGGGGCTTTGGAGATCGTCGAGGCTTACTTCTTCTTGGTAATATCCAAGGTTGCACGTTTGCAAGGCTTCTTTATAAATCCGTGTAGCTGTGTGATTGATCCGTTGCGTGAGTAATTCCTCCGTAACGTCCAACTCTACCAAGTCAATCAGTGCGTCTGGATCTCGAGCGAATACACCCGAACCACTGGCCCGATCCATTGATTTTTTGCCCCCTTGAGCACCTTTTGAGTGGTGGTGACAGTAAATCACCGAGCACCCGAGCTCTGTCGCTACTTTGTCGAATTGATTTGTAAAGTGTGCCATCTGGTCCGCGCTGTTTTCGTCACCCGTCAAGACTTTATAAATCGGGTCGATAATCACCGCTATATAATTCTTTTTGAGTGATCGGCGGATCAGCTTCGGCGCGAGTTTGTCCATCGGTACAGTCTTACCGCGCAAGTTCCAGATATCAATGTTTTGTAAATTGTTTGGTTGAAGCCCCATTGCTTCGTATACGTCGCGGAAGCGGTGCAAACATGACGCGCGATCTAACTCGAGGTTGACATATAGGACCTTACCTTGTGTACAGTTCCATTCAAGCCATTTCTGGCCTTCTGCAATAGCGATTGACATTTCGATCAAGCTGAAAGACTTCCCGGCTTTTGACGGCCCAGCGATCAGCATTTTGTGGCCTTGACGTAAGACGCCTTGGATCAGCTCGGGCGCAAGCTCTGGAAGATTGTCCCAGCTATCCACGAGCCCTTCCGGATCTGGTAGATCGTCGTTTAAGTCCTCAATATATTGGTACCATTCTTCCCAGTTAGCTTTACCAATATTGGTATCAACAAGAAATTGTTTCTGGCCGTTTCGCTCGAAGCCCGGCATACGGGACAAGCGCGACGGGTTGCGGTTCTGTGTATCGACCGAGATCCCGTTTTTCTGACAGATCTTATAAAGATAGTCGACGCGCTTTCTGTACTCCTCGTAATTGCCAGCGTCCACTTTCACGATAGCGTGTAAGGACTTGTTTCCGCTATAAACAAGGGCCACGATCGGAAGTTCTAGTTCCTTATAGATTGCGTTTTGTTTCTCAACGCTCATGCTGTCCGATTCAACGAGTGCATAGCGGAATTCCGTCACATTTTCATTTTTTGCGCCCTTACCATCAAGCGGATTGAAACGAATCCACGCGCCTGCTTCCTTGTGATAGTCCCCGAGGACCGCCCCGATATCTCCGTTACACTTGGAAAGTTGTTCGATCAGTTGCCCCGCTGTCCGGTCATATGCTCCCTTAGTCGGAAGCCATTTCTCTATTTCGCCCGTTTCGTCGTTTACTTTTGGATAGCTTTCTGTGACGTATCCGACGTTTTCGGACGATTCAAACAAGGCCTCGAGGTATTTGATAATCTCTTGTACTGGGTTCCAAATTGCCGGCTCATGGATCTCTTTTCCCTCGATCCAGTTCTTATCAATGACACGATAGTCCCGATCGATCGTATCGTTCCAATCGAGCTCGTGAGCGCCTTCGCTATCGCTCGAGTACGGATTCACCCACCCGTGATCTTTCGCGAGTTGGACAATCGTCCCACCCGTAACAATCGAGCCGGCTTCTTCGTTGAAGGTGTCCCACTTCTTGAAACATTCAAATTTGCGGTATCGTGCCGGATCGCGTAAGGACCAGTTGTCCCAATCCGAAGCGGTATAACCTTCATGTTTTAAGGCCATTCCGACATTGATCCATTCTTGATAAGACAGAATCGAGGGGTCTATATGGTCTAAAAGTGGTAATAGGTCAAATTCTCGTTCCATTATTCCCCTCTATTCCTTTTTAGTTTTCTTTCTTTGCTGCAATTCCAACCACTCCGAGGCTCAACCCGAGAAGTCCGATGAGGCTGATCGCGATTCCAAATTCTGACCCAGTATTAGGAAGTGTATCCGGCGCGTTGTACGCTTCGACTGTTTCTTCAGATTCGTTTTTCGCGTGACTTTCGCTTGATTCTTCGCGCGATTTTACGATCTTCACTTCTTCTACTTTCGGATCTTCGTTTGTTTTTGGCGCTGGTGTGTTTGGCTTGTCTTGTTTTGGCTGTGGCTGTGGTTTTGGTTCGTCGCGTTTTGGCTCTGGAATATCGATCACAAGCTCTGGTTTATCCAAAACCGGCGCGTCTGGCGGTGTCACGCCACCGTTCCACTCTGGCTTGTCAAGCTGTGGAGCGTCAAACGGTACTGTACCGCCCTTCCACTCTGGCTTTTCCAAAATCGGAGCGGGAGGCATAAGCGGGATATCTTTTAAGTCGATAGAAGGCTTGTCATAGACTGGCGATTCATTCGGGATCTCAAAGACTGGTTTATTTTCCCCAGACGCGTCCCCACGCCCTCCGACAAGTTGAACATAGCTATATGAAGTAGCTCCGTCAGTTTCGGCCTTTAGCTCGATCTTATTCGTTGGGTTTGTTGAATCTTTGACCGCGTTTGTTAATTTAGTTTTGTAATACAAGTAGACCATTTTGTCCAAGCGGTCCATAGTGATCTCGAAGCCGTGATCGCTCTTGCTGATTGATTTAACGAGGTCCATCGCTGATCCCTTGTCAATCCAAGGATCTAGGCTTTCAATGTTCTTGATTTCGAAGTAGTTATCAACTAACTTTTGATTTTCGCTCATTGTGTCGATCAATTTGACGTAATTTAAGACTTTTCGCGCATAATTGACGCGTACAGTCCAGTTGATGACTGTCGGATCGTCTTTATCTTGGCTACCCCATTTTGACAAGAGTTCGTCTTTACCAATCTCTTGTTCTTTGCCGATTTGAGCATTTACGATCGTTCCATTAAAATTCGCACTCACGGGCTGGCCACTTTGGACTTTATCAGTCCATTGCGCGTCGAGCTTGAGGCTCATTTGTTTGTTCAACGGGTGATTCTTGAAATAGTCGTTGAATACGGTCGTAACAGTGCCAGCTGTGCTGTCTGCGGTAGCTTGGCCGACAACGGCATTTTCTGGGTTGTGCACATCGAAGGTGAAGCTAGTTTGAAAAGCTACTTCTTTCGGAAGCGTGAAAACGACCTTATCTCCCGCGTTGATCTCCATATCGTCCGGGAAGTGAACGTTTTTATACTCAACGGTGAAGGGCTGGTACTTCCCTGTACCGTTTGACTGATCGACAACGACTTCCGGATTCTTGACTTCAATCACATTCCCGCTCTTTTCAAAATTTGTTGGAAGTCCTTCTCCTCCTTTATTCTCAACTTCAGCGCTTCCTGCTCCCGCGTCATTGTTAGAATTTGCTGGTTGATTTGCTTCCGTTGCTGGAATAGCTGATTCAGTTCCGCTTGCTTCTCCGCTTTGGTTTGTTGCAATTGTTGTTGTCTCTGGCGTGATTCCTCGATCAGACTCATCGGCATTTACTCCCTTAATTCCAAGTGTAGCTGTTGCAATAGTAGCGACTGTAAAAAGTGTTAATTTGTTAGTTTTCATTGTATTTCTCCTTATTTTTTTAATCTGGTACATATTCGCTTGCTCTGATTCCAGACGGGATTCTCCACCCGTTCGCGGCGATACGGTCAATCATATTTCTAGCACTCTCGAAGTTCCACATTCCGACATTTCGGAAGCCTCGACTCTCAAGGAAGCGGATTTGCTTCGGCGTTGAAAGTCCTTCGTTTCTGCGCTTGTTCAAGCGATCAAGTAAGAGATTCGCTTTTCCGGCGTTGCCCACTTCGTCGGTAAAGATACCGTACTTCTCGAGGGCTTTGAGTTGTTTTTCAGACGGCGGGGCCATCTCCCAGCCGAAGTTAGGTACATAATTCGAAAGATCTTCAGCATGGATAGACATCTCGAATTGTAATGGGTCGACAAGTTTCCGCTTGCGTTTCCGCATTTCTGCAAGTTGTTTCGCAAGAGCTTCTTCACGTTCTGCGACGACGTCTTCTGCGCTTTTGGCTTCCATGGCTTCGAGATCGAGCACGACGCCCGTCTCTTCTTCCATGTTCTCGACCATCTTTTTGGCAACTTCCGGGCTCTCACAAATTAAGTGAGCCGGCCGGCATAGCTCGTGGCGTTCCGTGTGCCATAAGAAATCGAGCAAAAGAAGCTCTTCTTTTCCGGGGAAGAGACGCGTCCCACGTCCCACCATTTGAGAGTAGAGCGCTCGGACTTTCGTCGGTCTCAATACCACCACACAATCGACTGAAGGGCAATCCCACCCTTCCGTGAGTAACATGGAATTACATAGGACGTTATACCGACCCTTCTCAAAGTCCTCGAGCACTTCGGCCCGATCCTTCGATTCGCCATTGACTTCGGCTGCCTTAAATCCTCGCTCGTTTAAAATATCGCGGAATTTTTGGCTCGTCTTCACTAGTGGAAGAAAGACGACTGTTTTTCTGTCCTTGCAATACTTGGCCATTTCGTCCGCAATCTGTACGAGATAGGGATCGAGTGCCGTTCCGACGTCACTCGCTTTAAAGTCTCCCGCGGACATTGAAACGCTTGATAGATCGAGATCAATCGGAATCGTTAAGGCTTTAATTTTGGAAAGATAGCCTTCCTTGATAGCCTGTACGAGTGAATACTCATAGGCCAAGCTGTCAAAGTACGATCCGAGGTTTTTCATATCGCCTCTGTCTGGGGTCGCTGTAACCCCGAGGACTTCCGCGTCTTTGAAATAGCCCAGTACTTTTTGATATCCGTCAGATATAGCGTGGTGCGCTTCATCGACCACGATCACGTCAAACCAATCGGGCGGGAATTGACTTAAACGCTTTTCCCGTTGCATAGTCTGAACCGATCCCACGACGACCCGATACCAAGAGCCTATTGACGTACTTTCAGCCTTTTCTAGCGCTGTACCGAGGCCCGTTGCGGTTTTTAGCTTGTCGCTTGCTTGATCCAATAACTCAGATCTGTGAGCGAGCACTAACACGCGCTTTCCTTCTCTGACTTGATCTTCGATGATTTTTGAAAAGACGACCGTTTTCCCCGTCCCAGTTGGAAGGACGAGAAGGGTTCGTTTTCGCCCTTCTGCCCACTCCTTCTGGACGGCTTCTCGCGCCTCTTGCTGGTAGGGTCTTAACTCCATACTTTAGAACCTCCTATATTAGAACGGCCCTCCTGTGAAGCCTCCCTGCGCTGGTTGTTGCGGTTGTTGATACTGTGGTGCTGGTTGTTGGTGCGCTGGGGCTTGTCCCGGTTGTGCGTTTAATACTTTTGTATAGTCCACGTCTTCGGCATAGACCATACCTTTTACTTCGTTGTATTTATTGCCGTTGTACTCGCGAGATCCAACCTTACAAACTCCTACTTTGCCGATGATCGCGTTCCAATCCATACGGAGGGGCTCACCTTTACGTTTTTGGCCGATAGCTCCGAAGAACGCTGAAAGCATACCTTCCGTCGAGCTATGCAAGAAGAGATTGTGACGAAGTTCTGTCTCGCCTTCGTTTGCCACAATTTTTAGGTATACTGTCGCTTTTGGACAAGCTGGCAACTTGCCGGGATTCTGTGGGTTCGGCGTGTGACGACCGCGATCATAGCTCTTAACTGTGAAATAGTAGAGTCCTTCTGGCAATAGGACGAATTCTGAATCCTTCTGAATCGTGTCGTCCCAACCGAATTCGCGCTCGAAGTTGTTATATTGTTGTTGTGTCATGATGATTTTCTCCTTTAGTTCTTATAAATTGTTAGTGTTAAATGGTAATTCCGGATCTTTCCGGACTTGATTTTGAATGACGTCGAGTGTAGCGTCCCAATTCGCAACGATCATATCCCAGTAATTGCTTGGAAAGTTTTCTATCGGCGTTCCCATCGGGAAGTGTCCGCGAATGTACGCGACTTCTTGCAACTCGTTTTCCGTCACGCCGTGCGGTGCCATTAAATCAGTCAACGCTTGCGGAAGTGTCCCGCTTGTTGGTGCTTGTGCGCGTCCCATTTCTTGGGCCACCTCTTGAGCGACCTCTTGCAATTGCTCATTAATTTCGATCTTTGGTTGTTCTTCTTGCTGAGGCTCTGGCGTTGGTTGTGTTGGTTGTGGTTGTGCTTGTGGCGCTGGCGCGTTGAAGATATGGGCGATACTGTCATAAGTGAACGGCAATTGATCTGGTAAGCCGTGACGGTTCTTCGCGTCCCACGCCGGGCGATGATTCGTATACATGACGCGCTCGCCCCCTTGGGCTTTTTTCTTTCCTGTGTCGGTTGTCATGACGATTGTCTTATAGTTTGCGAAAAGCACCATGTCGGGCCACTCCTTAACGAGCGGAGCTGTTTTTGAGCTTGATTTTTGCCCGAGCTTCAATTCATACCGATCGTATGATCCCATCTCGTCCGGCTGCTCGAATTTCTTAATTTGTGCGTGAGCTGTCAAAACGACGTTGATCCCGTTGTCCACAAGCTCGGACAAGCTATTCAGTAAGCGCCCGATCTCTTCTTGTACGTATGTATAGCCTTTTCCCCAGGCAAAATCTTCGATCCCGTTCTTTTGGTGTTGTGCGCATACATAATCTACCGCGAGCTGTTCCGCCCAGTCAATCGTATCAATGACGAGCGTCTTGCAAGCGTCTGGGTTTGCTTTAATGAAGGCGATCTGATTCTTTAGCATGGTCCAGCTTGTGGGCTTGTCCATACGGGCTACGTCCATATTATCCGTCGACCCTTCCGTATCGATGAATACCGGATCGGGGAATTGACTCGCAAAGCTAGACTTTCCGATCCCTTCCGGGCCATAGATAACAACTTTCTGGGCCCGTGCCTTCCTTCCTCTTGTGATTTGCATTTTTAGTCCTCCTCTTCGTCGTAATCGTTATAACCTCTCAAAAGCCCATTCAACATATTTTGAAAATGCTTATATTTTGCCTTTTTGATCTCTTCCGTGAGATCTTTTGGCTCTTCTCCGTCAAGGGTCTTGAGTGTGTATTCTGCTTCTACGACTAAGATCTCACTCCCCAAACCTTGGGCAAGTGCTTTTAGGTCTTGACCGTCATTTCCAACGACCTCGATTGAATCGATCAGATTAGTCGCGGCGTCTTGAATTTCGCTAGTCAATTGCGCTGAAAATGTAAACGCGCCCTCATTGTTTTTGTAATTTTGGATATAGTCGCCTGTGTTTTTGTTACGCAATACGATAAATTTTTCTGTTTTTTTCATGATTTTTCCTTCTTTCTGTTGTTAGAATCCGCCTTGCCAGCCTTGAGAATGTGCGATTGTTTCGGGTTTGACGCTGTATCCGTCCTCTATGATGACGGAACATTCTCCGCCCGTAGAAACACGCGTCGCGATTGCTTGTAACCCTTCTTGCTCTAGCCACGCGCCAAATTCCGCAAGTGTAATCTGGTCCATCTGTTCTAACTTATCAATAAGCACGAAGCCACAATCTGGCTTGAGTTTGCGGACGATAGCCGTCGCAACTTGTAACTGTTGAGATCCAGACATATTGTCCCAGCGTTGGCCCAAGTATAAGAGTTCGCCATCGTCCACGGATAAGCCCGGAAGCGGTAAGTCCGCGTTTGTGAGCAAGTCCGTTTTTTGCTTGCGAATACCTTCGATCACAAGGTCTAACTCGCGATATTGTTCACGGTAAACCTTCGCGTCTTCTTCGGCCTTGTCTTTGTCAAGATTTGCCCGGACTTTGAGGTTGATCTGCTCGATATTCGCGATACTGTCTTCGATCTCTTGCGTTGATTCGTCGATAAGATCTTGCGTATCCTTACGAGCAATATCCAAGTCTTGCGCTAGTCCTTGCTCTTTCTCTCGAGCTTCTTCTAGCTCTTTTTCTAAACGCTGTACATTTGAAAGAGCGAAATTATAATCGCTTTCGATTTTCGCGAGATTCTGACGCTTGCGAGCATTTTCGCCATTGCGCCCGAGGATCTCTTGTTGCTGTTGGATCAATTCCGCGATCGAGACGAGCTCTTTCGGTGCGTCTGGATAATACGGCTGCTCTTTGGCAAACTTTTCTTTTTGGTCCGCAATGACGCCGATCGCGTGGCGCTCTTGGTACTTGGTTTTCTCTTCCATTTCAAGCTGGACGAGCTGATCGCCTACCCCGATAATCTGAAGAAGCGTCGTAGCCTTCTCCTTGTTGGTCATTTCCATAAATTTTGGAAGATCAAGAGCGAGCTCTTCGACGAAGCTATCAAGCAATTTCTGGCCAGCCTTGTTTCCACTCGGATCAATAACCTTTAGATCGCTATTTTTGCCCTTACGTTCGACGATAAGGCCATTTGACAGCGTGATTTTAAGACTTGGGGGAATCGTTGACCCCTCGCGCTGTGGTTGCGAAGGCTTGTACTTATTGCCACCCAAGGCCCACGCTATCGCGTCTAACACGCTTGTTTTGCCTTGGTTATTGTTTCCCCCGACGATTGTCAGCCCTTTCGCTGACGGCTCGATTTTGACCGCTTTAACGCGCTTTACGTTTTCGATCTCGAGCTTATTGATTGTTACCATTTCTAACCTCTCCTTTCAGACGAGCAAGCTCGTCAAGTAGTCGTTCTTCCCGCTCAAGAGTAGCTTTCAGAATTTCGGTTTGTTGCAGATTGATAAGCCACAATCGACTGAGTGCTTTCGATTGTTGTTTGATCTTTCGCGTTTTCTTACCAAACATGGAACGGAACCTCCGGAGATTCTGTATAGAGCTTCATTGCTTTTCTACGGCTTGCGAGCTCGTCTTCGTATTGCTCGATGACTTGCGCGTTGTGTTCTGGAAGTCCTTCTTCAATTGCTTTTAACGTTTCCGTTTTAGCGATCTTCATTCTTTTTTTATGGTCCTTCCATGACACGATAAGTCCAGCGATGAAGCATACGCCCCCAATCGCTACTGTTCCGGCAACTTGCCCAGAAATAATAATTTGATTCATTTTAAATACTCCTTTTCTTGTTCTAAAATTTCGTACACGTCCCGGACGTCATACATTTTCTTTTTTCCTTGTTTTCGAAACGCGAGCCCTCGACGCTCTAGCTTCTTTATATAGCCATGATCGAAGCCGAATTTCTTCATTAAGGCTTTCTGATCTAGTGGTAATCTTTCCAATGTTATTTCTTCCTTGAGCTCTTCTTTCATGATCTCGATCATCTGTTTTAAATAGACTTTCGCGATCTCGTCTGAGATCAAGGGAGGCAAGTATAGCTCCTCCATTTCTTCATTCCTCCAATTGTGCGGGCAAGCACTTTCTGATATAATTTAGGTAGATATTTTAAGTAAGCGTCGGATTTTTTATCCGGCGTTTTTTTGTTCATACTTGTTGAACTTTGTACTTAAAAAAATAAGCCGGGATATTCTCCGGATCGATCTCGAGCACTTCGACCGCTTTCGCGATCTCGCTATCTTTCCAAGAGACTTTATTATTCAGTTTTAGCGATACGCTTCTTTCTGATATTCCCAAGGCGTTTGCAAATTCCGCTTGTGTACCGAATTTCTCGGTAATCTTTCCTAAAAGTTTTGAATAATCGTTGCTCATATTCCCCCCTCCTTTCTTTTTGTTCATGGCTTATGAACTTGATGAATTAAGTATATCATGCGTCATGAACTTTGTCAACAAGTTTTTTCATTTTTTTTGAACTTTTTTATTTTTTATTTTCTTTTTGTGTGTTATACTATAGTAGAAAAAAGGAGATGAACACCATGAGAAAATATGAAACCGCTGATCGGCTTCGGGAGTTAATGACCGAAAAGAACTGGAAACAAGTCGACGTTATCAATAATTCAAAACCATTTCAAGAAAAATTAGGGGTCAAACTCGGAAAAAGTGCTCTTTCTCAATACGTAAATGGGGTACAAGCGCCAGACCAAAAGAAGCTCGCTCTTTTAGCTTTGACTTTTAATGTTTCCGAGGCTTGGTTAATGGGTTATGACGTACCTCGAGGACGCGAGGCAAGTCCCGAACTGGACCTTTCGGACTTGGATCTCCGAAAAATGGCCGAAAATGCGAAGACTTTCGACGGAAAGCCATTAAATGAAGAAGATATCGTTGCTATACAAAATATTATTGAAGGATATCTAAAAGGAAGATTATGAGACTAGAAGACATTTGTCACGAAGCGGGCGTCACGCTCGCTTACTTTGACAATGAACTGTGGCCACGGCCCGGAATGATCTTATCTGATATGAAGATCATTTTTGTTAATAAATCACTAACTAAAGAGGCCCAGAAACGTGTGATATTGCACGAGCTGGGCCATTTAGAACATACGACGGCCGAATATACCATAAACCCGATCAAGTGCGAGAACGAGGCCAATAGGGCCATGATACACGCGCTATTAAAGGAAGAATTAGAAGCCGGGGACGCAAGCGAGTTTAACTATGTACATTTTATGGAGCGCCACAAGTTAAAAACAACGGCTGATGAATTAATGGTAATAGATGAATACTATCGTTTAGTTGGATAAAAGGAGAAACATTATGGACTTTGATAAAATCAAGACTTTCGCGAAAAAAGCAACTGAAAAGACAGCAGACGGAATTTCATCGATGAATGAAATGAGAAAAAAAGCTGGCCAAGAAACAAAAATCTCAATCGGGACGACCACGATCCGGAAAACAATCGATGGCCTATACTATATTGGATTCTATTCAGAAAACCCAGAATTATTTGAGTTTGAAAATTTTCAATTTGAGGGCTCTACTATTATAGAGCGCACAAAAACGACTGGTACGACCAAACAAAAGGGGAAAAAAGGGAGTGCTCTTTTAGGAGCTGGAATCGGTTCAGCGTTTGGGCCAGTCGGTACAATTGTAGGTGGTGTGATCGGTGCGTCTGGAAAGCGAAAAGGCAAAGTAAGCACGGACACTATCACCACTCAAGAAGAAAAGCCCGGACTTGCTAAATTGTACTTGCGGAATATCGAGACAAACGAAGTTAAGACAATTAAAGCAAAGATCACCAATGCGCAAGCAGATAATATTAAACTGTTTTTCGAATAAACAAAAAAAGCCCCGAGGCAAGCCACGGGGGAAACATGATATAAGTTAAGTATAGCAAAATCATTTCGTTCTTTCAATTGTGCGGGCAAGCCAAAACGGAGGAAAGACATGATAAAAAAATATACAACTAAAAACGGGGAGACTCGTTACTTATTTCAAACCTATCTGGGGATTGATCCCTTGACCGGAAAAGAACGACGAACTACGCGCCGAGGCTTTAAAACTATGAAAGAAGCCAAACAAGCGGAAAGAAATTTGCTGCTTGACGTGGAAGAGAACGGGCTTCCGTCGAATCAATCGGACGGGTTCCAAGATCCAACTTTTGAAGAACTAGCTTCCCTATGGTTGGAAAATTATAAGACCACGGTAAAACCTAGCACGTTTGAAAATGTTAAGTCAAAGATTGAGAAAATGACTGAGGAACATTTTAAAGAAATGAAGTTAAAGCAAGTAACTGTAACTTACTGCCAAAAGATAGCTATTGAATTAAGTAAAACTTATGTACTATATGGCCACTACCTTTCAGTTATCAACCGTATTTTTAAATATGCTGTTTTAATGGACATCATCAATTCAAACCCCTTTGATAAAGTGATCAAACCCAAAAGCCGGCAAACCCAAAGGAAGGGGAATTTTTTAACCAAGGAAGAACTGAAAGAGTTTTTAAAACTAGCTTCAAAAGCTACGCTCCCTTATTTCTTCCCGCTGGTGCATTTAATGGCTTATACCGGGCTTAGGGAAGGGGAAGCCTTAGCCCTGAAGTGGTCGGATATAGACTTTGAAGAAAAGAAACTTTCTGTTAACAAAACAGCGGTCAGGATTGACGGGAAAGAACATCTTCAAACGCCCAAAACTAAAAATAGTAAACGTGTGATCTCTATTGATTCTAACACCCTTTCAATCTTGAAAGAATGGCGGAAGGACCAAATAAAAACCTACTTCAAAAATGGTAAACATTTTGAAGGGGAAGAAAATTTCATTTTTACGAATAAGTGGGGCGATTGGGTACGTATTAATAATTTTATTCGTTATTTCAAGCGCTTCATAGCCGATAATGGTTTGAAAGAGATTACGCCCCACGGTTTAAGGCATACACACGCTTCATTATTATTTAGCGCTGGTGTGGAACCTAAAAACATTTCTGATAGGTTAGGTCATAGCACTGTTCAAATAACCCTGGACCTATATACTCACATAACGGAAGAACAGCGGACCGATACCGTGGAAAAACTGCTTGAATATATGGTAATATAAAAATGTCGTATTCAATTCCGTATTCATTCATTCCAGCACCTCGAAAAATCAGTATTATCAAGGGCTTCGGGGCGAGTGGCATTATTTTAGCATAAAAATGAACATTTCGGGAGGATTTCTATCTTA